TAGGGGTTGCCATCGGAGCCGATGAGGATGGTTTTTTCCGATTGGTAGTAGCTGACGCGTTTTTGGTAAAACAGCGACACGGGGCACTCTCCGCAGATGAGGACGCGCTCGATGATGGAACTGAGGGTGGTTTTGGTGTCGTTTTCGGAGTCGAGGACGTGGCGTAGCCATTTATCGAGGCGGTCGGCGAGGTCTTTGTCCTCGATGCCGACATCGTAGGCGGCGAAGTAGGGATCGCTGCCGAGGTAGTAATTGATCATGCGGGCGATGATCTGCATGAGGATGCGCCGCGTGAGGGGGATGTGCAGGTTTGAATCCGCAAAGATGCCGCCCATGACGAAGGCACGCCAGTCGAAGCGCATCTCGTAGGCCATCATGGCCATGAAGCGAATGTCGAGGTGGCGGCGGCGGAAAACCCCGTCCGAGTCGAAAGCGGAGGCGTGCCAGTTTGGGGAATCGAAGTCGCGCATGCCAAGCTCATTGGAGAGTTCCTCCTGGCGGCGTTTGGCGTGGTTGATGAGGGCCTCCTCCTGCTCTCGCGTCATGGACTTGGACAGGGCCGACGGGATGAGGACGCGAGGCTTGTCCGGGTCAGGCTCGGTGATAGGAGGGAGCTTCGAGGCGAGAGCCTGGGCTTGTGGCAGGGCAGAGACCATCTCGCAAGGCGGCATCAAAACGGGTGCGAGGCAAGGGTTTTGTTGCGACGGTGGACAACGGAACGAAATGATGCCTATCAAATAGGACTGTGGCGAAAAAGAAGAGCCCGAAGCCCTCTAAACCTCCTCCTCCTGCTGGACCGGTGCCGATGAATGCGGTGCCGGTGCCGGATTCATTGGGTGGGGGTGAGGTGCGTCTTTACGACCTGCGCAAAACGGCTTTGCCCGATGTGGTGAACACGCCGCCGGAAGCTGTGCTGGCGGAGTGGCAGTTTTGGGTGGTGCATTTCCCTTCCCGGCGCTGGGCTGCGGTCAAAGGTGACCGTGGGCAGGCGCTGGCCGTGATGAAGAAACTGAGCCGAGGCGAGGACGCGCTGGGGTTATGTCCTCCGCCGAAACCCGCCAAGAAGCCTCGGGTGCACGCGCGTGCGTGTGTGCGTGAGGATGGGAGTGGCGAGGAGAAGAAACCGCCCGCGAATCGGAGGGCCTACACAACGGTGCCGGAGGGCGCGGATTTTGACCAGGCGATGGACCACGTTTTTCCCAACCAGCGCCTGACTCAGTTGTGGGAGGATGCCGTTTTTGCTACAGAAGAAGTCACGGATAAAAATGGCAACGTAATGGGTTCGAAGGCAAATTGGAGTGCTCGCACGACTGCTTTAAATGCGCTGACGCAACTCATCAAAGGCCGGCCACGGGAGAAGGAGAAAAAGAAGGCGGAGCGGCCGGTGCTGGGCATTCAGGAGCTGCGGCAGAAGCTGCTCATTTCACCGGAATACCGGCAGGCGATGCTGGAGATGATCCAGGACTGCGAGAAGCAAGCGGCGGCAATGGCCGGCGCGGTGGTCAAACCTGCAACCTGACGCCATGGCCTACTCTCAAATCGCGCACGACAACCTGACGAGCACGGCCACCATGAGGTCGCTGCATCAAGCGGAGCGCGAGGGAATGCCGCCGGATGAATTTGACCAGCTGGTGGTGAGGACACGGCCGGGAGCGTGGTTCGAGACCGAGGGGCACATCATCGACAAGGCGGGCGTCGAGCGTGGGGCTCGCAGTCAGGATGGCGCGGCGCTGCATGCGAACTGGCTGCAAAAGAGGCTGTTTGAGATCGCGCAGTGGTGCCTCGACAACAACGAGCCGTGTAGGCTCCTCGTTTACAAGCCTCGGCAGAAGGGGTGCTCGACCGGAACGATGGCGCTGGCCTACTGGTGGAGCCGGCGTCAGCGGTCCAACTGCCTGCTCATGGGCGGGCAGTATTCGCAGGTGGAAAACCTGTGGGGCATCTTCAGCCATTACGCGAGCCGGGACAGTTTTGACTGGGGGAACACCATCGAGAAGCTGAACACGGATTCAGCGACCTTTTCCAACGGCTCCGAGTGGCAGTGGGAAACGGCCCGAGATCCCGAGGCTGGCCGGTCTGGCACCTATCAGGTGGCTGTGCTGACGGAAGTGGCACGCTGGGCCGAGCAAGGGGTGGCGAATGCCTCCAAGGTGCTCAACGGGGTGCAAAACTGCGTGCCGAAACTGCCCGGCACGCTGGTCATCATGGAGACGACCGTCAAAGGCGGATTCGGCGAGTTTTTCCTCAAGTGGAACGGTGAGAAGGATAAAAACATCCCGGGCGCGGTGAGCTTTGAGGACTACAAGCGCGGCAAGCGGGGCAATGGGTGGATCAAGGTGTTTGCGCCGTGGTTTGTCTTTGAGGACTCGCGGATGACCTGCCGAGATGAGCAGGAAGCCGCGGACATCATGGCAGGCATCGGTGCCATCTCCGAGGAGGAGAAGAGCGCGGAGCAGGAGATGATCCGGCGCTTTCGGCTGGGACCGGAGCAAATCAAATACTGGCGAGATGTGCTCATCAACGAGTGCCAGCGTGATCCTGACAACCGGGACCGGGAATATCCGCCGACACCGGAGGCGGGCTTTAAAAGCACTCTGCCGGGTCGATTCAATCGCATCGGTCTGCGGAAGTTGCGCGCAGATGCCGAACTGGCTCGGGACCATATGAAGCGGGTCATTCTGGAGAATCCGTCGAGAGATCGGAAAACCTATGCTGCGAGGGTGGTCCGTGAGGACACCGAGGCCATGTATCACGTCTGGGAAAGCCCGACACCTGGGTATCGCTACCTCATCGCAGCGGATCTCGCCGCCGGCGAGGAAGTCACCGAAGGCGGGGACCGGGACTGTCAGGCGGTGCTCGTGCTGCGGCAGGGGTTCTTCGACACTAGGCGGCAGGCGTGGGTGAGGCCGAAGGTCGTGGCGACCATCAAACCCAACTGTCGAGTGGATCAGCTCGTGCTCGCCGATATGACGTGGCGGCTGGCGCGGTGGTATGGCAACTGTTTGATCGTGCCGGAGGTCAATTACGACAAGGGCTTCATCCGGGCTCTGCGTGACTTTGGAGCGCACATTTACGAGCGCGAGCGCGCAGCCACCGACAAGGAGGACCAGCGGCCGACGAAGAAGTATGGCTTCCTTACGCGAGGGCAGGACGGCGAGGGCCAGCGCGGCTGGTGCATCGAGCGGCTGGCGCAGGCCATACGCGAGTGGGATGTGGACGGCAGCGGCATCGACTGCCCGGCGCTGCATGTGTTGGCCGAGCTTGAGTTCTTCATCCGCACCGAATCGGGCCGCGAGGAAGCGGCCCCTGGAAAGCATGATGACTGGGTGCTGGCGCTGTGCATCGGACTGGCGACCCTCAGTGGAGCCACGCTTTACCGGCCACCGCAGACGCATGGGCGGGTGCCGCAGCATCAGGCGCAAGCGGACAAGAAACCGGCGGCACAGCGTGGGCTGCGGTGAGTGTCGCAACAAAACCGGATTGACAATTAAACGAAGTGATGCCGCTGCTGTGGGCATGACTGAGGTTCAAGCCCAGACTCCCCCCGCCGCATCCGACAAGGTGACCATGCCTGCCGGTGAAGCCCCAACCGTGGCCGCGACTCCCGTGGCTGACAATACCAACCCCAATCCGACAATCACAGGCGCTAAGACGGAGATGCAGCCTGGCGCGGGCGGGGGCGTGGACTTGGAGACAATCGGTGCAAGCGACTACGAGCGCCTGATCGAGAACATGTCCGACGAGCCCGACGATGACGCCCCACCGGAAGGTGCGGCTGTTTCGACTGAGGTGAAACCCGTCGAGCAGCCCAAACCAGTGCTGGATGATGGCGAGGGCCTTTTGCAGCCGGGGAAAATCCCCGAACGCTACAAGGTGCCCACGGGTGATGATCCGTTGCTGTTTCACACGCTGCGGTTTGTGAAGGAGTCCCGCACAGCGGGTGGCAAACTCACCGCCGGTGAGGCGGAGGTCATGGCGAAGAAGTTCCTCGGCTTTGAAACGGCTCCGGCCGCTGGTGAATCCGCTCCGGCGGGTGATCTTGCTGCTCCGGCTGCCACGGCTCCTACTACTGGCGGAATGCTCGAAGATCTGAACGCTGCCCTTGAGGCGGCGACAGTGAGGTTTGAGCAGGCTGGTGATGCGTTTGACCCCAAAGGTCAAGGCGATGCCCTGCGCGAAATCAACCGACTGAACCGCGAGATTGCCCATGCAACGGTGGAGGCCCAGAGAGCCGAAGCTGAGGCCTTGGTGACTCAAAGCGAAGCGCAGGTCGCGTTTGAGCGTGATTGGACGGCCAGTGAAAGCACGGCCCATGATCTTTTTGCGCATGTGGGTGCGGCTGATCCAGCCTCGGCCATCTCGCAGAAAGCCGCTGAGATTCAGCAGCTCTTTGCCGCCTCGAACGATCCCGCCCTTCAGGCGGTGTATCAATCGCCGAACAGCCCGATTCTTTACTACAACCTGGCCGCCAAGGAACTTGGCATCGTGCCGGGTGTCGCTCCGCAGGGGTCCGCTCCTGCTGCGCCCATGTCTCCACCTAAGTCCACGCCTCCGCCCGTCCAGCGCCAAGTCCCCGTCGGTGCCGCCCTCCTCGCCTCCTCTGGAGGCACACAGCAACCGGCGGTCACTCATTTCAACCCGAACACTCTCCAGACGAGCCACGACTACGAAAGTTACGTGGCTTCCTTGGGAGGCTAAAGGCTTATCTGACAACGGCCGCCATACCTCACAACTACTATGGCATTCGAAATTACCAGCCCAAACACGGGCGCAACGCTCTCCGCCCAGGTGGACCCCAAGGTCCTTTGGTCGCGGGGGATTTCCATCTACGAAGGCGAAGAAGATCCCTTCATGCAGATGGAGGGTGGAAGCGATTCCATCATTGAAACCAAAACCGAAACGGCCGCCGGCGCGGGCACCACGATCAAGTTCCAGGTGTCCTCTGACTACGGCGACGAAGGCAAGCAGGGCGACGAGCTTTTCGAGGAGTCCGACGACTTCGAGGAAGATCTGCTCGGCGAGTTCGAACTCACGGTGGACTGGATTCGTCACGCGACTCGTATCACGAAGCGAGGCGGCGAAATCATGGGTCTGGCGAATGAGCTGAAGCGCCACACGCCTCGGAAGCTGGGCCGCTGGCTGGGCAAGCACAAGTCTCACAGCATGCAGATGACCTTCCTGCACAAGACGAACTCCGCCAATCACTTTTACACGGCCGGTTCGCAGGATTCCATCACCATGTCCGACGGCCTCACCTATGATGAGATCATCAAGGGTGGTGCCATCCTCAAGCCGCTGGGCGGCGCTGCTGCCAAGGTGGGCCGCGACAAGAACGGCAACCCGGTCTGGGGTGCTGTCGTCCTCGCCACTGATAATGCCACCTACGGGCTCAAGCTCGACCCGGTGTATCGTCTGAATCTCCAAAACGGTTTCGACCGCGGTGTGGCTAACCTGCTCTGGTCCGGTGGTGTGGCGTCTGTGGACGGTCACGTCATCAAGGAGTATGTGCCGAAACGTGGCGACATCGAAGGTGCCGTCGGTTCTCCGCTCAATCCGCAGGCGCTGCTCGGTGCAGCCATCGCAGGCGGCACCACCACCTTTGACATCAAAGGCGGCGGCAACGCCACCTCGGCGGCCAAGACGAAAAAGAAGTATTACAAATACTTCCCCAAATACGCCTATTCTTGGCGTCCGGCGCAGGGCAGCCGTGCGGCTGACGTCCTGTCTGCGACCAGTGAGGTGTGCTGGGATCTGACCGCCCTCGGTGAGGATGGATCGACCACGAACGTGTTCTACGTCCGCGTCACCAATCCGCCAAATGCGGCGACCGACCCCGGCAAGTGGGCCATCTACGAATGCTCCGCCAACGACGGCAACAAGCTGACCGTCAGTGCCCGTCTGGGTGCCACGGACAGCGGTATTCGCTTCCAGACCGTCGGTGAAGTGACTTGGGACTCCACCAAGCACACGGTCACGCACGACGTTGGCTCTCTGGTGACGCTGTGCAATGCCAAGGGCGTGCCTCTTGGTGCCACGTTGTTCCTCTATCGTCAGGCGGCGTATCGCGGCTACGGCAGCGTGCGCAACCAGCGTCAGGAGCAGCGCCACAACGGTGACTTTGTGATGGACACCTACATCGAGTCGGTCTTCGGCCAGACTCTGTGCGAGGACCGCATCGGCAACAAGCCGGGCGTGGCCGTCATCAAGCACTCCCTCATGTATCCGGGCATCATCGATGCCTAAAGAATCCTCGGTGGCGGTCGAAGTCCGGCCGCCACCGATCCTTTTTTCCTTCCCTTACTCTCCTACCCCTTATGAAAGAAGTCCGTGGCCTCATCTATTTCGCTGGCGTCTCCCGCAGCGTGCCTTCCATCCGTGGTTTCAAGCGTTGTCCCGAACATGGGAACGTGCTGGCCTACGATGGCCGTCCTTTGCCTATGGCTGAATTCAACAAGGTCGCCGACAAAACGCTCGGCGAGCAGGCCAAGGGTATCTATGGACTGATTCCGGTCGTCCGCCTTGTCGAGGTGGAAGTGGCTGACGTGGTTCCGGTGGAAACCGCGCCGCCCCAACCTGCCAAGCCGGCCAAGCCGCTCCCGCCCACCATTCGCGTGGCGGTCGAGCCTATCGACGGCGGGTTCATGCTTGTCGATTACGAGGCTGATCCGGCTCGCTACATGGGGCAGTCGCTCCTTTGGGAACTGGAAGCCGGGCTCGTGCTGCCTTTTGCCACCGAGCAGGAGGCTCGCCAGCACGCTCCAGGGCCGATTGTGGCCGCTCCTGCTATTTCTCAAACCGCCGCTGAGGCGGACAAACCAGACGACTCTCTTGTTGGGGAGGACTCGGGGGCGAGTTCTCCCTTGGTTGAGAAAGAGGCTTCGGCCCCCAGTGGGCCGGAGTCCTCTCTTACCGACGACAAAACCGCTTCCGATGAAGCTGCCCAAGATGCTCCGGGCTCCCCGGAGATTGAGGCCCCCAAAGCCAAAAAGGCCCCCAAAGCCAAAAAGCCCAAACCCGACGCCGAGTAATCTCCTGCCATGTTGCTCCTGCTTGCCATGACCATCGCACAACTGCTCACTGACTGCTCCCGGAACCTGTCCACGGTTCCGGCGAACATGGACACGACGCAGCAGCGGTGGCTCGTGCAGGCGGTAAACAAGGGATTGGCGGAGTTCGTGCTCGATCTGCCGGAGCATCGCCGGGGCGAGTCCAAAACGGAGCGCATCGCTGCGGCGGTGACCAAGACCATCACGGTGACGGCGACGCAGCAGGGTATCACGTTTGATCCCGTGTGGTCCTCGCCTGACCAGATGCCCTACTGGGGGCGCACAGCGGTGGTGGGCAACGATGCCGCCCGCTACAATCGCCTCCAGGGCCTGAACAGCCTCATGCGGCACCATGAAGGGGCCAGCGGCACCACGACGCTGGAAATCCGGCATGACGCGGTGCAGTGCGGTTATTTTGAAGATGCCGTCGAGGGCGATGTGACGCTCCTGTGGGAGACGGGCTCCACGATTTTGCGGCATGGCATTCCTCAGTGGATGGAGGCAAATGATGCTTTGGCTTTTCAGATTGGTCGCCCGGAGCGGTGGTGGGTCGAGTCGCTCAACGGCCTCAGCAATGGCGCGGCACCGCTGTTTTTGATCCGGCTCTGGCCTCAGCCGGACGCGGTCTATTCCCTGCATTTCCAGCGTCGCCTGTGGCCGACGGCCATCACGACGGCCATGCTCGCCAGCACCACCGAGCTACCCATCACGGCGGCCGAGGAGGGCGACCTCGTGGCCTACTGTGAGAAGCCTCTCATCGGCTCGCAGCTTTGGCTCGGCAGTGCCTCCAAGGAGGACGCCGTGATGCGCTACAACGACGCGAAAGGCCTGCGCACGGCTCTGAGCAACAATCGCCCGCACACGCAGCCGGGCCAAGTCCGCACCAAACGAGGTTATTGATATGGCCGCACTCACTCAACATCTTCCCACGACGGACCGCTCCACCTCCATCACGACGGGTGGGACGGCTCAAAACGTCTATACCGCGAATCAGCAGCCGAAGGCTGGGTTCGAGTTTTACAACCAGTCGGATACAGCGATGTATCTAGATTGGGACACCAATGCCACCACGGGCAAAGGGGTGCTCGTCGCGGCCGGCGCTTCCTACTACATGCCCGGCCCTGCCGGCGTGATCCCAGCGGGCCGGATGAGTGTGCTGTGCGCCACCACCGGCAAAACCTTTGTCTGCAAAACCTGGTGATCTGACTTTTATGCCTCTTGGAAACCAACCCTCCAGTTTTGGCTCACTCGGCGGAAACCCGAGTGACAATGCCGCGCTGGCGGCAGCTCTGGCGTTGAAGCTCGACAAGGCTGGAGGCACGATGACGGGGGCGCTGGTGAACTCGACCAACGGCGCTGCCTCGACGCCGGTGCTGTCATTGACTGGCAGCGTTTTCACCGGCGGCACCGCCACGAGCACAAAGCCTTCGCTGTTGGTTGAGCCAACGGGAGCCACGTCGAACAACTGGAGCACGTCCGGCACCTTCATCGGAGTCAATGCGGCCAGCGGCTTTGTGGGCAACCTCATCGACGCGCAGGTGAATGGTTCGCGTCGGCTGTGCGTGACGAGCACGGGTGCGTTTTTGTTTGGTAGTTCGGCAGCGACTGGCAACGTTCTGACGATCACCACCAGCAACGGCACGATTTCGGCTCAGATGGTCGGCAGTGCTGAC